GTCCTATGATATTTCCCTAGTAGCAAGTCAAAATACCTATCCCATTGGTATTGGACTGGCTAGTAACACGGCCTTCCCTTTGGATATTTATCAAGCTACATTGACTCCAGTAGCTGCTACAACTAACATTGATCTTGAGATAATTTCTAATTTTGAGTTTCAGAATTTACCTGATGGTGAAGGTACAGTAGTTAAGATTTCGTATCAACCACAAATTAATGCAGGTATTGTTTCAGTGTGGCCTAGTCCAGCAACTAGCGGAGATCAACTGACCATCACCTATCAGAAACCTCTAGACCGATTCACCTCGTCTACAGAAACAGCCGATGTTCCCCAAAACTGGGAGAATGCTCTAGTATATGGTTTAGCTCACCTGTTGTCAGATGAGTATCAACTCCCACTGGAAGATCGACGCTGGATTGAAAAACAAGCTGACAAACGTCTGATGCTTGCCCTCTCGTCTAACATTGAGGATGCATCTATCTTCTTCTATCCTGATCGGAGGAGTTAATGGCTTTTTCCAAGTCGCCTTCGGTAGACACCTACCAAACTAAAGAAGTAAAGCTCATTTGGGCTTTAGAAAACCGAGAGAGCGGTGGAACCAAAGATGTCTTGGCACTAAATGGCTTCTACGATCTTTTGGTAGACAGAACTACACAAGATAGGGAATACCAGTTTGTTAAACGTGATGGCTTGTCGGCGTATCCCGCAGACATTCCTTCTACAAATATTCGTGGTGAGTATTTCTGGAAAGATCAAAACAAACTCTTTGTTGCATATGATGACAAGATTCGTGTTGTCACAGGAGACACGGGAGCTACCCTTTCGACGGAAACACCCTTTACCTCTACTACAGGTACTGTGGGTTTCACTGAGTTCTACTACGATGATGGTAGTACCAAAATTGTGGCGGGAGATGGGGAGGTCTTGGTGACCTTTGATGAAGCAAACGCAATGGTTACTGCTTCTGATCCAGATTTACCCACCCCATTCAAACCAACTATCGTGTTCCTAGATGGTTATCTGTTCATTGTGAAAGCGGATACATCCGACATTTACAACAGTAACCTAAACGATCCCACTGCTTGGACCTCTGGTGATTTCCTCACTGCTGAGATGTTGCCAGACACACTCATCGGAATCTCGCGTCTGAATAACTACCTAGTTGCATTTGGTAGTGGTTCTATTGAGTATTTCTTTGATGCTGGTAACGAAGCAGGTAGCCCACTACAGCGTAACGATACTCCTGTGAAACAGGTTGGTTATCTAGGTGGATATGCTTCGTACAAAAACAGAATTTACTTTGTGGGCAGTAGTGCTACAGCTTCTCCAGAAGTATTTATGCTAGAAGACTTCAAGATGGAAGAGCTAGGGGACGCCAACTTGCGTCGACAGATTCGTTCTTCTAGTACCTTCTCTGCTGCCATTGTTTCCTATGCAGGTCATGATTTTTATGTTCTTACCCATGAGGGACGAACCTATCAGTTTGATCTAGACACTAAGTTATGGACAGAATTGTCTTTCCAAGATGACGCTTCGATGGGTATCTCTGTATCGGCTCATCTCCCTATTTCAGGAAAAGGTTATTGCTCTGTGGTTAATGTTGAAGGACAAACAGGTCTTTTCTATTTTGATCCGACAACTGCACAAGATGCTCTGGTGTCTTTTCCAGTTACCTTGCAAACTAGTAACCAGCAGTTCAATGGTTTCCGTGAAAAGTTTATGAGTAGGCTACAGTTGATTGGTGATAAGACGTCTGCTGTAATTTCTGTCAGTTGGACAGATGACGACTACCAAACCTTCAACACACCTAGAACAGTTTCAATGAATGTCCGTAAACCTATTTTAAACCGCCTAGGACGCTTTCTTTCTCGTGCCTTTAGGTTCTCCTACACAGGTGAGCACAAATGGCGTCTACGGGGCTGTGAGGTCGATTACAACTATGGGAGTAAGTAATGGCTGTTATTTTACCACCAACTCCAATTGGTGTGCCTCCTGGGCATTCCTTCTGGAATGACTGGTACGAAAAGCTAAGGACCATTGTTAACACTGGGGCAGTTTCGGTCACATGGTCCAACATCAACTTTGCTGGTAGTAACATTACCAGTATTGCTAGTAGAGCCCACAACAACCTACAGAGTATGCAGGGAGGCACTACGGGAGAACGTTATCACCTGACGGCAGCTCAACACGCTGCCTTGGGGGCTGGTAACCATAACGATCTACTCACCATTCAGGGAGGTTCGTTGACAGAGCGTTACCACTTAACACAAGCACAATACAATCGTGCTATAAATGTTCTTTCGTTAGCGACTGATCCCACTACGGTAAATATTGGGGCGTCTGAGTGGGCGATTTATAAAAACACAACTTCCGGTGATGTTCGCCTATGGGCCAACGATGCTGGCACAATGAAATCAGTTCTTTTGACATAAGGAGGCGGTATGCCTAGTGGATTAAGTGAATCTCCCGGCGGCTGGGGTAGCACAGCAGGTGGTTATGGTGGTGGTGGTGGTAATACCAATTTTGGTAGTTATACCGAAGATGATGGACAGGGCGGCTACAACACCATCAACGTGAGTGACTATGGGATGAGTCCCAATGATTCTGGTTATGGTTACAACCCCAACTACGGTGGTAGCAGTGGTGGATTTGGCGGTGGGATGTCTGACTGGTGGGGTGGACTGGGATTTAATATGGAGTCCCCGTCAACCAACAACTTTAGTCTTCGGGAAACATATGCACCAGAACAAAACTATGCTCCTGTAGTTGACTCAGTTCCGTCGTGGACGGGTAGATTTGATGCAGAAGCTACAGGTAGTTTGCCAGAAGCTGCGGCTGCTGAGGCTGCCCCACAAGAAAGTTTCTGGGACTCTGAACTTGGTCGTAACCTGAAAAAGGTTGGTCTATTTGCTGCCCAATTTAACCCAGTTACGCGTGGCCTTACCTCTCTGTATGGAGCTTACAACGCTCTTCAGAATGGTCAATATGGCCAAGCTGCTGCCAATGCTATTGGTGGTCTTGGTGGTAATGGTCTTGTTGCTGGCCTAACTGGGCTTGGTATTGATGCTGCCCGTGGGCAAGTTAATCCCGGACAAGCTGGTTCCTTCTTAGGTGGACAGATGGGTGGTCGTCTTGGTGCCGGTATGGGTCCTCTTGGTGGACTTATTGGTAGTGAGGCTGGTTCCTATCTTGGCCGCACTATTGGAAATGCAAACACCGTTGGCGGAGGCCAAATGTCTTATGGTGGTGCGGGTGGTGTTGGTAATAACTTTCTGCTTCCTCAAGACTTCAACAACGCACAACTTCCTAAAGACGGAGCATCATTTGTTCCTGAAGGACTGGGAGGCTCTCTCGGTCAGATTGGGCAGGGTCAGGGACAGGCACAAGGCCAAGGTGGTAACTGGTTCGGCCCCACTGTTGGTGGTTTAGCTAGCCTCTACCTCTTGAACCAATCTCGTGGTGACGCTAAGGGCAACATTGCTGCTATGCAGAATATCAACAATCAGTTTGCTACTCAAATGGCTCAGGCCCAAGCCAACATGCCTAAACCGATGATGGCTCGTGGTGGTGCTCCAAACTTTGGTCGAGTAGAAGCTAAGCTGAACAGGATGTTTGGTAAGGATAGTGAGGCGGCTAAACAATTGCGTGCAACTCTGGAACGTAAAGATGCAGCCGCAGGTCGGCGTAGCCAATACGGCCCACGGGAAGTTCAACTGCTGTCTGAACTGACCCGCCTCCGCGCTCAAGCTGAGCCGGGTTATCTGAATGCTGAAATTGCTGCTGCAAATGCTGCAAACAGTATGGCTCAGTTTAACGCTGGTGCTCATAATCAATTTGCATTGGGTAACTGGTCTAATAACCTGAATAACCAGCGCCAGAATGCTCAGAGTCAGCTCCAGCTTCTGCAAGCTCAACAAGCCGATCAAGGCCGCAATCGTCAACAGCAACAGCAACTGTTTAACGTCCTTTACGGGATGGGTAAAGAGACTGGTCTGTTCAATTGGGCTCAGAACGGTCTTTCTAATATGTGGAGTAACTATGCCTCTTGATTACACTCAAGCATTTGGTAATACGCCTTTTGCTCTTGAGTTTGGTATGCAAGATATGTATGCTGAGAAAGAAAAAGCTCGGCAGCAGGCTGAGACTACTAGACTCGACCAAGAGAGTACCCGTTTGTCTAATATGTACAATGAGCAGATGAATCCGCTCAAAGTACAGAATCAGCAGATGGAGAATGACTACACGTCACAAATACAACCCATCAAGATTACTTCTGAGTTAGCCGACTATGCCAAGAAAGCTAAACAGAATGAACTAGAGATGATGGAGATATTGGCACGTAAGATGGCCCTTAGCAATGATCCTAAAGAGAGTGCTGAGGGTATTCGGATGATGGGACTCACAAAAGAGTTTTACAAAATCCGTGAACAAACTGACAGTAAGGTTAAAGTGGAAGAGACTAAGGGGGATATTCGGAAAGAGGTTGAGGCTGTCAAAGCTAAACTTCGTCCTCCTAAAGTTGTTGGAGGAGGGGGTGGTCCTAAGCCCCTGGGTTCGGATAAGATTGCTGGACAAGTTCTCCAACAAGCTGTGGATGCACAGAAACAAGGGGACACTGAATCAGCCAATCGCTATTTAGCAGAATACGAAGCAATTAAGAGAGCAGGTAGTCCGCGAATTGATTCTCGTGCTGGTAACCCAACTCTTCAACCAGATGGGTCCATTGGCCAAATTCCTCCTCGTCCAGCCCCTGCCTTTGTTCCACGAGGGAGTGCCCCTGCTGCTAAACCAGCACAACACTCTCTCTCCTCTGTGATGCAAATGTATCCCGGTGTCCCTGCTGAAAAGGTTAGGGAAGCCTACAAACGAAAATTTGGAGTTGACTTAAAATGAACGATCCTCTCGGCCTCTTTGGCGAAGAACAAAATACGAATGACCCTTTGGGGCTGTTTGAGGAAGCGCCTAAGAAGAAGGCAGGGTATGTTACGGGCATCAAGTCCTCTTTTGCTAACGTAGGTAACATGGCAGATACGGCCTTGTCCACCTTAGCTGGTAGTGCGGCTGCTCTCTTCGGTGACGAGAAAGAAGCTGTCCGTATTGCTGATGAGATGGAGCAACGTCGCCAAAGCCGTAACCAGTGGGCTAACCCGAACAACGAGGAGTTGGGGCTTGGTGCTAAATTGGCGGGTACTGTGGCTACACTGCCTATGCAGATGGTTGGTATGGGTTTCTCTCCTGCCGAAACTACCCGCACTGCCAAAGAGGCTGGTGAAACAAACACAGCCGCTATTCGAGCTGGTTTAATTGATGCTGCTGGTAATGCCGTTGGTATGGCCATTCCGGGCTTCAAGCAAGGCTCTATGGCTATGCGAGTGGGGTCTGGTGCTGCTGTTAACGCTGCACAAGAGTTGGCGGCTAAGAAAGCTATTCAGATGTCTCTAGACACTGAAAAGGGTAAGGCTGCTTTTGCTCCCACTATGGAAGACGCTGCTGTCGCTGCCATTGTTGGTGGAGGTCTTGGTGCTGCGGCTAAGGGACCAAAACAGTCTAAACCCACTACCAACGCTGCTCGTGCTTTGGCCGATCTGAAAGCAAAAAAAGCCCCTGAAGCTGTTGCTCCAAGGGCTGAACCGGGCTCTAATGCTTGGCAGGATGCTCAGTTGAAGCTTCGTGCCGAAATGGATGCTCGTGAGAATACTGGTCCCGTTAACGAGACTGCTCAACTGGACCTCATTGACCAACCCCTGCAAGGGCGTATGGTGAGTCCTTATGAGGCTGTTCCGGGTGACTGGCGCGTGGATGAGAATGGTATGCCTATCAAGGCAGACCTCTCGATGGAGTTGCAGAACCTCCAAGAACCCTTGCAGCGTAATCTGTGGGGAGATGAGTTGGATGTTCAGTATCCCCGTGATCCCAATAAGCCACTAACTATGGATGGTGACATTGAGGGAGTGGAACGGTTCTCTGAACCCATGAACTTCCGTAATGATCCTGAGAATCAGATTCCTCTGACTGAAGCTATTGATTCTATGGACCCAGCAGCTCGCACTGCTGCTCTAGAGCAAACCCAGATGGGTCGTGAGATGCCAGCTACTCCAGAAATGGAAGTGGCTAAAATGGATGCGGAACGTCTGCCCCTAGGCTCTAAGGCTCGTCGTGATGCTTTCATTGCAGCTAAACGTAAGACTCAAGGTGGTGTCATTGCTCCTGACGTATTCTTGAAAGACTTCCCTGATTTTGTCTTTAGTAAATTGAAGGATGCTTCCGGTCAGTTGAAAACTCTATTCCGTGGTGTACAAAGTGATTACGATGGTCCAGAACGTCCTATGCTCGGTACTGTGGGTGAGGGCATCTACCTTACCGAAAGTAAGACGCTAGCCAACAACTATGCTACTGGCAAAGAGAGTGGTCGTCATGTCAAAGCAGCATATGTGAATATGCGTAATCCTTTTGAAATTGAGATGGGTAGTCCTGAACATCGTGGTCTGCTTCTTGGGGACAAGACCTCTCGTAAGGCCTTCTCAGATCAAGTTAAGCAAGCTGGATATGATGGTGTGATTATCCGTAATGGTGAAGAGTTGAAGGAAGTGATGGCGTTCTCTCCTGAACAAGTTCAGAACGCTTTCTCTACCCCACAATCTGTTGCCCGCTCTAAGAAACAGTCTGGTGGTGTTCTTCAAAAGAATATTAAATCAGCGAAAGGTCTAGATTTTTCTATTGAGGTTTCACGAGATGCTGAGAGTGGAGAATACCGAGCAGTAGCAAAACGTGGTGGGGAAACTATTGGGGAGGTGGATGGTGTAGATTCTTCTGGTAATTTTAATCCTGATGTTTTTGTCGAGGAACCATTTAGGCGTAAACGAGTTGCTACAGAAATGTATAAAGCTCTCCAAGAGGCAGGTGCCCGGATACCTAAAGAAGATTCTCCCAATGCTATGAGAACAGCGGACGGTATTGCTTTTAGAAAAGCTATGAAATCCCAATTGGGTGGTGTTCTCTTCGACTGGAAAAAAAAGAACGAGGTAGACCAGCTCGCTAAGGTTGCTGGCATCAAGGACAAACTAGCTGCGTTTGTTCCGACTGAAATGGATGCAGATGGTACTATTGAACTTGCGCGTAAGGGCAAGGACGTAGACCAGAACATTGCTCAAAAGGTAGTGAACCAGTTTACCAAGGGTGGGTTGTATCAAGCTGAAAAGACTGGTAACCCCATTGTGAAGTTCACTGTGGACAAAGTGCTTAACGCTGACCGTAAGGCTCGGGCTGACGTGCGTGACTTCATTCACGACTCCCTTGCTCCCGCAATGCGTAACCTGTCTACCCAAGAGATGATTGATGTTGCCGCTATTCTCAATCAAGCTGACATGGATCAGATTCCTGTGGATAGCAACTTCCTGCGTCAATACGGTTTCTCGGATAAGCAGATTGCTTTTGCTGAAGCTCATCGTGCAACTATGGATAAAGCTTTTGAGTCTCTCAACCAAGCTCGTGCTGCTGTGGGTAAGGCACCAGTAGAGAAACGTGTTTCCTACGCTGCTATGGCAGCTACAGGGGACTTCCGTAAGCTCGTCTACAAGATGGGTGAAGATGGAGTCAAAGAGGTGGTTGGTGTTATCGGTGCCAACACTCGGAGAGGGTTAGCTAAAATCGAGAAGGGTCTTGGTGGAAAGGATTACATCTTTGGTGAGGAACGTTATGCTGGAGGCACCAAAAAGGGTGCTAGTGACGTGCAAGCCATCATGGATGTACTGGAACACCTATCGGAGAACAACGAGGCTACACGAGACTTTCTAGACGTTCTCAGTGATTTGAAAGCACAAGATGCTTACAACTTTGTGAACATGCGTAAGCACACCAAGCAGAAGAAGGGTGTGTTTGGTATGGAAGGTCGTAAGGAATGGGAGTCTGAGTTACAGAATGCCAAAGACTTTATGGATGCTCAACTGAAGTATGCAGAAAGTGCAATTCGTTGGGGCCACTTGTCTGACGCAGCTATTGAGGTGAAGAAGGTTCTTGCTAGCGATGTTGACCAACCTAATGCCAAGAAATGGGCAGAAGGTTATTTCAACAATGCCCTTGGCCTGAACCCATCTGAGATTGGGCGTAAGTTTGAGCAATTAGGAGATAGCTTCTGGAAAGAAACTGGTGTTGGTAAAACCATCCCCACTAACATCCAGCAGTATAGCCGTAAGATTGTAAACACCCTGTTGCTTGGCCTTAATCCAGCCTTCTTGGCAACTAACGTTGTGCAACCATTGATGGCTATGCCTGCCATGAACGCGTTCCTAAAAGGGCGTGGACTAGATGAGAACAGCCTAATCACCATGGGGTATGACTCTATGGCTCAAGCTGGCTTTACGTTGATGAAAGAGAAGATTGGTAAGATGTCTCCTCTGGAACAAGCTGCTGCCAAGTACGCTAAGGAGAACCATGTCTTTGGTACGGACTTAGTGGACACGTCGTCTGTTAGTCGCCGTAACGCTGAATACTACCTTGACAAGACTGGTAACTTCCTTGCATCTAACGTGGAAAGTGCTACTCGTCAGATGATGTACTATGGCTTTGTTCACATGCTAGATAAGAATGGTTTGGGTAAAGACTTCGGTTTAGCTCAGAACCTCACTGACATTGCAATGAACAACTATTCTCCTGTGGAACGCCCTAACGTGTTCAACATGCTGGGTCCTGTGGGAGATATGGCTGCTAACCTGTCTTCGTTCAAGCACAATGAACTGTCTCGTCTGGCTATGTTTGCTCGTGAGATTGGTAAAGAGAAAACTGCTATGCCCCTCTTAATTCAACTGAGTACCGGGGTAGCTGCTGCTGGTATCACTGGTGCTATTGGTTTTGCTGAAGCAGACTGGCTCTATCGCCAAATCACTAAGGCTCTAGGCAAGCCCGACAGTTTAACAAACGTTGTATTCAAGTTCTCTGAGAGCATGTCTGGTAGCACAAAGAATCCTTACGCACTGAGTCACGGAGTGTTCTCCTACCTCGGTCTGGATTTGAGTAAGCGTCTGGGTGTGTCTGACGTGGTGCCTAACTCGGTTGGTGAAGCACTATTCCCCGGTGGAAGCAAGCTTGTGGATGTAGCAGGGGCGGGTCTATCAGCAATTGGTGATCCCACTGAGCTGAACATGCAACGCCTTGCTCGTGAGGTTGCTCCGGGCGCTGTCACTGGTCCTATGGACCGTGAATGGTTTAGCAAAGAAACTCCGCAAGGAGAACTGGCAGTCAATCGACGTACTCTGGAAGGTCAAGTTATCCGTAACGAAGCTGACAAGATGGCGAAGAACTTTGGCTTCATGGGTGTGAATGAAAGTGTCCAGAAACAGAAACTGTGGGATTTGAAACAACAGGGTGTTTACAATCTTACGGCTATACTGCTGGATGTTAGTGGGGATGGTTTTACCAACACCA